TACCACAACTACCCCGACTTTCTCACCAAACCGGTGGTGGTGCAGACCGACTCAGGCGTGAAAACGTTGCGGGTCAAATTGCACGACCACTTCGAGTCCTATGTAATGGGACAGTTTGTGTTGGAGGATACGGAGGCGGTTGTAAATCCGGGCGACAACTTGCTGTCGCTGCTTACGCATAAATTTTTCACCGATGAAAAGTCGGTGCTTGCGAAGCCAGTGGATCAGACGGAAGCCATCGAGGCCGCCACAATTGGTGCCGGGTGTGCTGCCGCTGCTGCTGCGGTCGTCTTAGCCCCCAGACTGCGAGGGGAGAAGTGGAGCTGGACACGCGGAATTCTCGCGTTCGCCACCAGCGCCGCGTCGTATCTCTATATGACTCGAGCCTATAACAAGGCCACCGAACACCTTGAGGAGACACCTCTTGGATTTCGGAATGGTCCGTTGGCTTGGAGTTGGCGAACGGGCACTGTGGATGCTCGAGTTGCCGACCGGCTGATCGAGACTGAGGGTCGGTACCGTAATCGTCACCATATGCTTGTGAACACCAAGATATATGAGGCGATGCGGCACTATGATTACGATGAAGCCTACGCTGTGACGCAGGCTAAGAAGTACTCGCGCTTCGTACTTGACCGCGAGCGGGCCGAGTTGGACTACTATGAAAGGGGTGCCACCACCGACACCATCGCAAGATGGAGACGGTGGACCTTGGGCGGCGCGGCTGTTGTTTCGACAGCTGTCGCGCTTGCCTGGGGCCCGGACATTGTGGCCAAACTATATAAGACGAGCAGGTGTGCGGCCTTTCAGGCCCGCCAGCTCGCCTTCGGACCGACGAAACATGGCGTTGTCTCCGGGGAGCAATATGCTCGATCGCTGGTTGGTAACCAGTTGAGTCCCGTTGAGACGAGCACCTACAAGAGGCCCATGCTGCAAGCTTCCGCTGGTGATCGCGGAGACATGTGCATGGATGACGATCTGTATACCGCGTGGCGTGTAGCCCGCGGCGACTGCCCCGAATCCAGAGCCCCCAAGTGGATGAAGCTCGGATTCGATTTCCCCATCTGTGAGATTCTCTCAGCCCTGGCGTTCGGTGCGATTGCTCGCCCGATTCCGCCGGCTGCTGACCCCTTTGCCCGTGAGATCTGGACGGACTGTGCCTTTCGGCCAGTGCCTGAACCGGAGATTAGTGAGGACTGGGGTTACAAAGAGATTCGTTCAACACCGTGCTGTGGAGCGCGTCGTGTGCAGGTATGTGGTCCGATTGTCGCACCTGACGACATTCTGATTCCGCATCACTGCAATGACGCCGCCAAGCGCGCTTTGTTGCACAGACAGGCAGTCAAGCACGACCCCTTTGACGAAGCCTTTGTCGACAGAATGATCGACATCTTCGAACACGAGTACTTTCCACTGTTGTTCGAAAAGGGCTCCGTCGACCTCATGACCGAGGACGAGTGGCTGTATAATAATGACTGGCCAAAGTCCAAGCGGGATGCCAATGTGCTCGCAATGCACGAGTTCATTGGCAAATTGAGGAAGAAGGACTACCTAAAGGAGTCCTTCATCAAGGAGGAGGTCGCTATCCTCAACCCTCAGAGTAGTAAGCCCCTGCGTGAACGTTTCATTCAGGGAAACAAACACTCGTACAATGTCGCCATCGCGCCGGCCATTAAGAGCTGTGCTAATGCGATGAAGAAGGTGTGGAACGGAGAGGGAGTGATTCATTACTCCTGCCGAAGCGCACCAGACATGGGTAAAATCGTGCTCGAGAATCTCTGTGATGGGATGACGTGGGTTGCTGAGAGTGATTTCAGCGCCTACGACTCGCACCAACACCTGGCGCTGCTTCAACTTGAGGCGCGTCTGTACGATTATATGCTTGTCGATTTCCCCGGCAAGCGGTCCGTGTTGACCAAACTCCGTAAACAGGAGTCAACTTATGGCTATATAAGCTGTCGCGAAACAGAAGGCGCTATTGAGTACTGGGGAATCGGAACTCGCGCCAGCGGCATGCCTAACACCTCGTGTGGCAATACGTTGCTTAACGTCTTTGCCCAACTGTCGGTTCTCACCCATGGCTCATCAGTGAATGATGTGAAGCGGTGGATTCGCAATCGCGATTTCATGCTCCATCTACTTGGTGACGACATGTGGTTCCAGGGCAAGCAGGAGGTGTATAGGGCACTCGAAAAAGGCTGGGGAGCCTTTGAGCTTATTGGCCTGCCCGCGACGGGCAATCTCTATGGTGAGGAACTTCATGAGTGTGAGTTTCTCAAGCGCCGTCCCTACAAAGGCATCGATGCGAATGGTGAAGAAACCATCGTCATGATGCCGCGACCGGGGCGTATCTTGCAGCGAGCGTTTGTGAGGTATGCTGGACGTATGTTTGATCGACATGACTCGCATTATTATGCGCATGTCGTCGCTACGGGCCTGCGGCAACAATTTATCAACACGCCCATCATCACGGCGCTCCTGGACAGGATTTTGATTCTTGCGGGAGACGTCGTTGATGAGTATCCGGTGAAGAGGCGGGCGAAGGGGTGCATCAATAGGCACCTCCAGAAGCGCCTTGCTCACTGGGGGACGTGTGACCGTCTAGATGACGACGGCATCAAGCAGTTCTGTGACAATTACAGCTTGACAGAGGAAGTCATTCGTGAAGCTGAACACGAAATCAGCAACATGAAGAGTGTGGATGTCTGCTTGCGCAGCGCTGCATTCCGAATGTTCCACGAAATCGACAACCACTAAAGTCTACCGGGAGGATGGAAGGGCGTAGGCTGGGCAACAGTAACAACTATAGAGAAAACAATATATATGGCGATGATCCCATATTCGGCGGGTGCTGCTGAGGCAGCACTCATGAGCACACAAAACGGCGGACCAACGCCTTACCAGTTGGCCGCAATCAATGCCGCATACGACACTGGACGCTACTTGGCACGTGGCTTCAGTGGCGCGCGGAAGAAGAAGCGCCAGGCGCGGAAGAAGAAGAAAGCACGTAAACTGAGTGCGCCCGTCCAGGGACAACGGATGAGCGCGGTGCGAAGAGATATGAGTGAGTCAATGATGAGCGCGCCTGTTGCATATGGCTCGCGCATCAAGCAAGACTACAGTGGACTGGATAAGTACGTGGTGAAGCACAGTGAGTATGTGCAAGACATCTTCGGAAATCCAGCTTTTACACTGACAGGTCTTCGAGTGAATGCCGCCTCACTGGCGACATTCCCGTGGCTCGCGTCTCTCGCACCTAATTTCGAAAAGTACAGATTTCGCTCGCTGCGATTTCTGCTTAAACCTCAGGCTCCTTCGACCAAACCAGGCGTAATCATGATGACCTTCGATTATGACCCGACTGATTCTCCGCCCACTGCTAAAGCAGAAATGCTGCAGTATGATGGTGCAGTGAGAGTCAATTCGTGGTCCGGAGTGTCCACTAGCATGAAGAGTGTCGACGAGAAGTTTACTTCCTCGATACTTCCAACTAATACTGCGGATGTCCGACTTTCCGATGCGGCCAATTTGTTTTTGGCTGTGTCTGGACAAGACAACACCGATGCTGTTTCGGAGTTGTGGGCGGAATACGTTGTAGAGTTAATCACACCGCAAGCGCGATTGCAATGCGATTCGTTTGCGCTGCAGCGAACCAACTGGGAGCAACCAGTTGCGTTTGCTCCTGGTGATGTCACCAATCCATCAGCTTTATTTGATGTAGGAGGTGGCACATCTGAGGTGATTTGCTTGAAAACGGGACGGTATGGAATTTATTCCAACGCCTTCAGGACAGCAGTGATGCAAGACATATCGCTAGGCGCCGCAGTAACTCTCAACTTTTGGGTGAACGGCGTTCTAGTATCACAAAACAGCCATGCGGGTTCAACCACGCAACTCCCACTTCAGCACGCGGCTTCAAGCGCGACGTTTGTGGCGGGTGTTCAGTTGCTGGCAGGAGACTCCATTCAGTGGCGCATAGATCAAGCGGGTATTACTAACGTTACCTTATCGCTGTCGATCTACCCACTGGATGCTTAGACTTCCCCAATGCATGAAGACGACCAGTTCACACTTATGTGTGCCACAACACGTAGTACAATTGATCGCAAATGGTGCTATTTGCATGCCACAAAGCGACTCGCTAATGCTCGAAAGGGTGGATCCACGACGGAATTTCTGTCGAAAAGAAGGGTGGGGCCCGGATCCCTGATTAGAGTGGGCGTTTCGTATCAGGTGTGTTTGATTGCACGAGCAGAGCAACCGCTCTGACTGATGACACCACCGTCGGTCCGCAATGACGATAAACTACCATCTCGGAACGTACACCGTACAGCGGTGCTCACTTCAGTAGACAGGCAAGCTAAGGCTGACTGTCCTGATCGAGCGCGCACGGTCCACACGTAGAACCTAGGGCTTGCCCCTGGATGACTGAGTAGGGCACACAGGGTCTCTTCGGAGAAGGTGTGTGTTCGCGTTCGTGTAGAACAATCTCAAAACCTATCTATTCACGCCCGCTTCGGCCAGGTGACGTCTCCAAC